ATTAGAGCCAGATATTTACATATAATGGAAAGTATAACTAATGTAGTTGTAGGTTATCTAATAAATTTATTATTAATACATTTATTATTACATAGTTTAGGATATAATATACAATTACATGAAAATGCTAAGATGGGTGCTATAGTAGTTAGTGTATCTTTTCTTAGAGGATATTATATAAGACGTATATTTAATAATATAGTGAGAAGAGTCTATGAAACAACCTAAAGTCGGTGATAGAATCATCCATGATGAACCTGAGTTTGAGAGAATTACGGAAGGTATAGTTGTGGATGTTCTATCATCGCAATTTGTATATAAAACTGAGGAAGGTTACTTCCGATATTGTTTTACTAAAAAAGATACTTGGAAAAAAATTGACTAAGGAGTTATTATGAATAAGGAGCTATAAATTAAAAGAGACAATCGCTTGACACGACTACCCGCCATGTGGTACCATGCAACATGGCAAAACATTCAGCTAATAAGGAGATTTAATATGGCAATTCAAGAAGGACTAGCTTATTGGGCTAGCGTAACAACACCTAATACACGATTTGAACCTGTGTATTCTGTGGATCTAGTAGTGGATGAGAATGTAGCTTCTGATTTTGAAAATCGTGGATTTAAAGTTAAGACTTTAAAAATAAATGATGAAGAAATTGGAAAGGCTATAACCATTAAACGCAAAGTTAATGGTAAGAAAGGGCCGCGCAATGCACCCAAGTTATATAATAAAAATAAGGAGCAAATTGATGTACTAATTGGGAATGGATCAAAAGTTAAAGTTCAATACGATGAATGGGAAGTATCCAATTCCTTTGGAAAGTTTAAAGGACTCGACTTTCAAGCTATGCAAGTTCTAGATTTAATCTCTTATAGAACTGGAGATGGAGAAGAATTTGAAGCTATGGAAGGTGGTGAGGAGTTTTAAATGATTGTTAGTATTAATACAAAAGAAGGAGAAACTACATTTGAAACTAATAATATTGATAGTATAGATACAAAAAATAAAGTTCATGTTATTATTCAAAAGGTTGCTAATATAGAAATTATAAATGAAGCTCTAACTTTTGCAGGACAAGTCCATAGAACAGCTTTGGAGGAGCTATTAAAGAGTTGTTCTGATGCTCAGATTGACGTTAATAAGTCTAATCAGAAAGCGGCTGATTAATTTTTTTAAGGCTAGGTACACCGCTTAATCGTACCTAGCCTTTTTTTATTTAAGGATTTAAAAATGAAAAACAAATTGAAATTTGTTGAATATCATTTACCTTGTCCATCATGTAACAGTAGTGATGCTTTATCCCTTAACGAAAATGGATCAGCTAAATGTTTTAGTTGTGGAAAATTCTTTTCAAAATACAATTCTAATGAAGAAATAAGGAGTGATGTTGTGGACTTTAAAGATATTAATGGTGGTATATATGCTCCTCTATCAGATAGATATATATCACAACAAACCGCAGAAAAATATAGAGTTAAAAGTATTTTCAATAGTCAAGGAGTTATAACTCAACATCTCTATCCGTATTATATTCATAATGAATTAACAGCAACTAAGATTAGAACTATAAAAGATAAAGATTTTATATGGAAAGGATCTTCTACTGGTACAGGATTATTTGGACAAAATTTATTTAAAGAAGGTGGTAAATATATTACTATTACAGAAGGAGAATGTGATGCAATGGCTGCTTATGAATTACTAGGTAGTAAGTGGGCTGTTGTTTCTATTAAACATGGCGCACCTTCCGCAGTTACAAACATTAAAGAAAATTTAGAATACATAGAAAGTTTTGATAATGTTGTTATTTGTTTTGATAGTGATAAAGAAGGACAACAGGCTGCTGTAAAAGTTGCTCGTATATTAAAACCCGGAAAAGCTAAAATTCTTACACTTCCTACAGGATTTAAAGATGCAAATGAAATGCTTATTAAAAAAGAATATGAAAAATTTGTACGTTCTTGGTGGGATGCTAAAGTTTATACGCCTAGTGGTATCATAAGGGTATCAGAAAAAGAAAAAGATTTTTTACACAGGGAAAAGAAAGATAGTGTTCCTTATCCTTGGAAGGGATTGAATGAAAAATTATATGGATTAAGACAAGGGGAACTAGTAACTTTAACAGGCGGTACAGGACTAGGAAAGTCTAGTATAACTAGAGAAATAGAGCATTGGCTTGTTAATAAAACTAATGATAACGTAGGTATTATTGCTCTTGAAGAAGATTGGAAACGTACTGTAGATGGTATTCTATCTATTGAAGCTAATGCCAGATTATATATTGATCATATTAGGGAAGAATATAAAGAGGATACCTTGATAGAAATGTATCAAAAGGTCTTTTCTGAAGACAATGTTTTTGTTCATGCTCATTTTGGAACAAACGATATTGATGAAATATTTTCTAAACTTAGATATTTAATTATAGGTTGTGATTGTAAATGGATTGTTATAGATCACTTACAAATGTTAGTTAGTTCTCTGACTGAAGGAGATGAACGTAGATCTATAGATAATATTATGACTAGAGTAAGAAGTATTGTTGAAGAAACAGGAGCAGGAATTATTTTAGTATCTCATTTACGAAGAGTAAGTGGTGATAAAGGACATGAAAACGGGGTCATGGTTAATCTATCACATCTTAGGGGATCACATAGTATTGCACAATTATCTGATTGTGTTATTGCATTAGAAAGAAACCAACAATCTAAGGATGATTTAGAATCCCGTACAACTAAATTAAGAATATTAAAATCCAGATATACAGGAGATGTTGGTATGGCAACTGCTTTAGTTTATAATAAAACTACTGGTAGATTATCAGAAGAATATGATAATGAGCTACTAAACTCAGTTGATGATGATGTTCCTTTTTAGGAGATTAAAATGGAAGTAGTATTTGATATTGAAACAGATGATTTAAAAGCTACAAAGATATGGTGTATTGTAGCAATTGATAATGATGATAATGTACATACATTTAAACCAGATCAAATTGATAAAGGAATAGATTTTTTAAAATCAGCCGATACTCTTATAGGACATAATATTACTGGATTTGATATTCCAATAATTAAAAAATTAAAAGGAGTTGATTTAAATAAATCTTGTAAAACTATTGATACATTAATTTTATCTAGATTATTTAACCCTGTAAGAGAGGGTGGACATAGTTTAGAATCTTGGGGGTATAGATTAAAATTTCATAAAGATTCCAAGCCAGAGGATTTTACAACGTATAATAAAGCAATGTTAAAATATTGCACTAAAGATGTACAATTAAATAAAAAATTATTTGAACATTTAAAGAATGAAAGTAAGGGGTTCTCTAAAGAATCAATTGAATTAGAACATAAAGCTAATAAAATATTATCTATACAAAGAGATATTGGTTTTAAATTTAATGAACAAGCAGCTTCCTTTTTATTAAGTTCTTTAAGTAAACGTAAAAAAGAAATTGAGGAAGAAGTTCAAGAAACATTTAAACCTAGAATGGTTGATGATAAATTAGTAACTCCATATGTTAAAAAAGATGGGGTATTATCTAAACGAGGTCTGACAAAAGAAGAGTATGAAAGTTTTAATGGTCTTCAACAAAAAGACTTTGAATTATTTGGAGGTAAGAATACATATACATTCAAGCCTTTTATGCGACAGAAACTTCAAGAGTTTAATCTTGGTTCACGTAAACAAATAGGTGAGTATTTAATATCAGTTGGTTGGGAACCTAAAAGGTTTACTCCAACTGGTCAACCTATAGTTGATGAAGGAACTCTTAAAAAGATTCAACATATTCCAGAAGCTAAACTTATAGCTGAGTTTTTATTATTGCAAAAAAGAATTGCTCAGATTCAATCATGGATTGATGCAATGGAAGATGATAATAGAGTACATGGTTTTGTAATAAGTAATGGAACTATTACTGGCAGGATGTCTCATAGATATCCTAATATGGCTCAAGTTCCTAATATTAACAGTCCTTATGGTAAGGATTGTCGTTCATGTTGGATTGTAGACAGTGGTTATAAATTAGTAGGGATTGATGCTAGTCAATTAGAGCTTAGAATGTTAGCTCATTACATGGATAACAAGGAGTATATAAATGAAATTATTAATGGAGACATTCACGCCACTAACCAAAAACTTGCTGGACTTAAATCAAGAGATCAGGCAAAAACTTTTATATATGCACTCATATACGGAGCAGGAGATTCAAAAATTGGAAGCATTGTTAAAGGAAACAGAAACGAAGGTAAACGATTGCGAGAACGCTTTCTTAATAGTAACCCATCATTTAAAGTTCTTAAAACACGAGTTGATAGAGCTTCAGAAAAAGGATACTTGAAAGGATTAGACGGGCGCAAGATTTTCTTGAGGAGTCAATATGCTGCTCTTAATAGTTTATTACAAGGCGGTGGTGCTATTGCTATGAAAAAGGCATTAGATTTATTATATAAGAAAATTAAATTAAATAATCTGGATGCTACTTTTGTAGCTAATATCCACGATGAATGGCAACTACAAGTAAAAGAAGATCAAGCAGCTATAGTAGGTCAACTTGGTATTGAAGCTATTGAAGAAGCTGGACAGGATTTTAACTTGCGTTGTCCTCTTACTGGCGAATATAAAATAGGAGATAATTGGAGTGAAACACATTAATGAGAATATTAAAAATTGTGAAGGGTGCTTTTTTGAATGGGATACAGATGATTCCATTTGCCCTAATTGTAAAGGATTAGAAAAGAAACCAAAATCTAAATGGGATGAGGTATATCATTTAGGATGCCTTCATTTTCCATTATGTGAAACAGAAGGTTGTCTTCCAAAATATTAGGAGATAATTGAAATGAAACAAATTAAGTTATCACCACCCAGAAAAGGTGACTTAGCAGAATATTATGCTGTAACTTGGTTATGGGATAGAGGCTATGAAGTTTTTAAAAATGCTGGCTGTACTGGATCAGTAGATTTAATTGCCTTAGATCCTAAAGGTAAAACTGTATTAATTGATGTTAAAACTTTTGGATTTACCGATAAATATAGCAAAGATAACTCTTTAAGTAAAACTAATACTACACCTAGAACTGAAGCACAAAAAGAATTAGGAGTACAGCTACTCGGTTATAATCCTGATACTAGAAAACTTAGATTTATAGATCATAAAACAGATGGAGAAAATTATGATGAATAAAAAACTAGATACAGTAGTTGAAGATATTTATGAAAAGATATCTGTCTTATCAAAAGGAAAGGCTATAGAATTATCAGATTCTATTTTAAAAGAATTTGGTACTAATATGTCAGCTGCTTTAAAAGAATGGGCAACACCTAGAAAGACAGACTCTAGTGTATCTCCTACATTAAGGATGTCTAACATAGGTAAACCTGATAGACAACTATGGTTTGATATAAATTCTGATAATGGTTCATCAGAAATACCAGCCAGTTTATATATTAAATTTTTATATGGTCATTTATTGGAAGTCTTAATTCTATTCTTTGTAAAATTAGCTAATCATAAAGTTGAAGATGAACAGAAAGAAGTTTCAGTAAGTGGTATTAAAGGGCATATGGATTGTAAAATAGATGGGGAAGTTATAGATATTAAAACCGCATCTGGTTATGCTTTTAAGAAATTTAAAAATAAAACCTTAACTGAAAATGATCCCTTTGGATATCTTTCTCAGTTAGCTGCTTATGAAGAAGCAGAACAAACTAATAATGGTGGCTTCTTAGTATTGAATAAAGAGACAGGTGAGTTAACTTTATTTAGACCACAAGATTTAGATAAGCCTAATATAAAATCCAGAATTAAAAATATAAAAAGTATTGTTAAAAAGAAGAAGCCTCCTACTTTTTGTTATCAGCCAGTACCAGAAGGACTATCTGGTAACTTGAAGTTACCTAGAGAATGTTCTTATTGTAAACATAAGTTTAATTGTTATAAGGATGTAAATGATGGGCAGGGTTTACGAATATTTAATTATGCTAAAGGGCCAGTTTATTTTACTAAGATTGTTAAGAAACCTAATGTAAAAGAGGTTATAAGATGAATGGAAAAAAAGCTAAACGAATTAGAAAAAAAGCTTTACATTTACTTGTTGAATGGTTAAAATTACAGTTACCAGAAAAGGAAGCTGAAAAATTAAATATTTCAAATATTAAATATTTTCTTCCAGTTGATGCGCATATCTATGCAAATCATAAAGTAATGCTTTCAGCTTATTCATTTAAATGGATTATTAAAAATATAAAAAAATTAAAAAATAAAAAGATTAATGATATATCAATGAAAGATATTGATATGCTATACAATAAGGAAAAATTTTATGGTTGATAAAGAATTACCTATAGACTTACAGGAAATGCTTTCATTTATGGGCTTTGTCCTTAATCAAAAGGAACTAGATATAGATTTTTTTGATGATTCTGTTTTAGAACAATTGATTCTTTTTACAAAAGAAGAATTAAGAAATCGAAAGACACCAAAACAATTACATTAATATGAAAAGAAAACCTAGAAAGATCAGACCTAGAGAAAAGAATGTTCCTAAAGGATATGATAGCCTTTGGGAATATTCTTTACACCAAACGCTTTTAAAGAACTGGAAAATGCGTGGAGATCCTATTAATTATATAATAAAGAAGACCTATGAGGTAGACTTTATAAATACTATTGAAAATAAAACCATTCTATTAGAAGCTAAAGGTAGATTCTGGGACTATGCTGAATTTAGTAAATACATATGGATACGGGAGGCTCTGCCGCCAACTATGGAGTTGGTATTCTTATTTCAGAAACCATATGCTCCAATGCCACAGGCAAAGAAGCGTAAAGATGGTACTAAAAGAACTCACGCTGAGTGGGCAGAAACAAATAATTTTAAATGGTATAGTGAAGAGAACTTACCTAAATCTTGGAGATAGACATGATGGAAACTATTAGTGAGAAAGGATATAAATGGACTTTTAGTGGTATGAATTCAAAAGGAGAACCAAAATTTAAGCACGATGTAAATGAAACTCTTTCTGAGGTTTTAAAATATTTAGATTCTTTAGAGGGTGTAGAATATACTTTGAAAGAAGGGGCAACAATGCTTTGGGTATTCTATTCTGGACAGAGATATGCTTATTATTATACCACTGGTAGGTGGTCGCCTTGGGTAGAGAGAGGATTACCAAGTAGGCATTATAGATCTAGAAATATAAAAGACTTTATGGAGAGGTTTGTATTTGCTAAAGTAAATAAACAAAAAGAATACCAAGTTAAAAATGAAACTGTTAAAAGTGTTAAGAAACTTTTAGATAAGGTTAAGATAGATTATAAAATAGATAAGGATGTAGTTACTTTAACTAGCAAACTTATACCTAGACTTGATGGTAAAGGCTATAAAAGACAATATATTTACCAATATATAATAGGTAAAGGAAAATGGCGTTGCGCTTATAGTGATGGGACATATAAAGACTTTTATTATAAATCAAAAAATATCAAAAGTTTTTTAACCAATTATTTTATGGCTTGGGATCAATATAAATAAAAGGAGTGAACATGGTTATGTTAGATAGTGACTTAATGATTGAGAAAGGTAGACCTTATTCTTATACCTTTAATGAAGATGAGTGGGTAAGAAATATTCAAAAGTATATTGATATGACTTACAAAGCACACTATGGAAACGGACAGTATCAGGCAACTGATATGATAATTGATGCGGGACATGGTGAAGGTTTTTGTATTGGAAATATTATGAAATATGCCATGCGTTATGGAAAGAAGGATGGTAAAAAGAAATCTGAACTATTAAAAATTATACACTACGCTATCATTGCTTTAGATCTAAACGAGAAACATAATGATTGAAGATAAAATAGGTCCAAAAGAATATCTAGGAATTAAAATTGATTATGATAAAGATTCCAAACTGAACGATTTTAGTTTAAATAGTCTAAAGGATAGATATTTTTGGGAAAATGAAACACACGCACAAGAAGCATTTGCAAGGGCTTCTGTGTTTGCAGCAACTTTTAAAGGAGTTACAGATTATGCGCTTGCTCAAAGACTTTATAACTACAGTTCCGATTGTTGGTTCATGTTTAGCACTCCTATACTTAGTAACGGGGGCACAAGTCGTGGGCTACCTATTAGCTGCTACCTTAATTACGTGCCTGATAGCCGTGTCGGTCTTTCTTCTCATTATGATGAGAATATTTGGCTGGCAAGTTCAGGTGGAGGCATCGGTGGATATTGGGGAGATGTTAGGAGTAATGGGATACCTACTGCTCACGGCAGTCGTTCTACTGGTTCTGTCCCTTTCATGCACGTAGTAGATTCTCAGATGCT